TCCGTTTTCAGCTTCAAGTCTTGAAATCGGCACGTTAAGTGAACGGTATAGTTTTCGTTGGAAGTATACTATATCATCTATTTCCCCAAGGTTAGAACCGCCGGGGAGAGTGCTAATCTCTGTTCCTCTACCACCTTCACGACGAGGCAACCAGAAATCTTCCAACATACTCATATGATTTCGGTCATCCCGAATTTCCCCTGTAGTCGCATCATAGACAAGCTTGTTACGATAACGATTCATCACATCTTTTAGATACTGTTCTGCTTTAATTTTTGGTAGATTACCGACATCAATGTAGAAAATTCTACGCTCAGGGGCGCGAGAGATACGATAGATAACAATCGCATCCTCAATCATACGCAACTGGTTAACTGGTTTGATTGCCTTATGCAAATAAGAAATAACTCGACCAGAGTTGTGATCAAGTAGACCTGATGGAACATACACAACAGAATCAAGAGAAATCCTAATTCCTTGGTTACTTCCTCCACCGCCAGCGGTTGCAAACCCCTTATCATTATAGATGAAATATTCCTCTACTTTTGTTATCATCTCAATACCATGATTCTTTGGATCAGGGTCTTTTTGTGTTTCTTTAACCTTACGAATCTTAGTAGGATCAATATGTCTTAATTGTTGAAGCCCCTTCTTTGGGTCTTTAGAATCAATGAGTTTGTGGTAGTAAATCCGTCCATCAATATACCACCGACGAAAAATGTCGTGACCCTTTTCACCAAAATTGAGAAGCCTCAGAACTTCACTGAATTCTGCTCTAATTCTACTTTTAATTTTTTCGGGATAAGGTAGATTATGTAAATCTATATTAACAGGAATATCATTAAGGTTTGAAATAATACCTTCATTAACAATATCTTCAACCGCAGCATCACACTCCGATTGCATTGAAATATCTCTGTAACGACGAATGAGATCGAGGTCAGATTTTTCCCGTCCGTCTGTATCTAAAACAGATGAAAAGAAACCACCGGCAACAATCTCTTGAGTGCCGTCATCAGAATCGGGGTCCGTGAAAGTTTTTTCACGGGGCCCCTGATCCTTTTGTGCCTTTTGTATTGTAAAACCGAATAATTGTGCCATAATATCTAATATCTCCTACTGTCTATTTAGTAGGTTTAAATTAGAAGTTAATGCCGGATGATTCAAAGTGTTGATATCTCCAAGAACATTCAAATTCTTCAATAGTGTTCTCAGTTGTAGAATCCAGCGGAATCGCAGCACCACTTGTTGTCGGCCATGCGTTTTTTAAGACATAAGACTTTAGAATTGTATCGTCACGATCCAACTGTTCCACAGTCAAATCAGTCTGATAATCCGCTGGAGAAATAACACCAGTATTTAATGCAAAATCATTAATACCATTCGACCACCGTTCAATTGCATTTTTAATCATAAAGTCAGTATCATTATAGAATGTAGTTGACCAAGCTTCTGGTGCTGCTCTGTCCCCAGCCAAGAAGATAGAGCGACCACGAAAGTTGATTGGTATTTCGCCGATTGTACTCGATGGTAATGCTGCCGACTTCACAAGAAAGGAGGCTCTACGAACATCAAGTCCGGTTGCGATACCTGCTGGAGGCGTAATCGTTACTCGAAATTGGTTGGGGCGAGCGCCACCACCAATTAGATTAGCTTTGAAATCATCTATGTTTGCCATGATTAACCTCCTACCTCACTAAACGCAACACCTGTTCTTACGGCGATGAAGTTTAGTGTAATAAAGTTGATTGACCTAGCCGGTTTAATGTAGATGTCACCAATAAACTCGTTACGGTCAATTACCTCACCAGTGTTATTAGTTGAATCGCAAACCACCTTAAAGTCGAAAATACCTCGTCGCCCCTGTACATCTCGTAGAAAGGGTTCGACCATGTTACGGAACTGTGCCCGTGTGAACTCATCATTGAACTCAAAGAGCATATACTTAGCAGCAGTGGCAATTGCCTTCTCAAGAACAAGGAACAATCGCCGCACGTTGATGCGGTCAAATGCACTTGGTTTTGCGAGAGCAGTTTTGTCACCAAAGAGAACCACGCCCTGGCCAGGGAAGTCAACCACTGGGTTGATCCGAGCCTTATAGAGAATGTCACGATCTGCCTTTAGTGGGTTATAAGCAAGTTTAATTGCACTGCGAATATTACCACGATTCAGACCAGCTGGTGAAAACCAAGGGTCTGCAACACCATCGGTGTAAGCGCAGAGGCCAGCAGTGTCACCATTCAGAGGAACATAACGATACACATCGCTGTATTTGTCATACATATATTTGTATCCACTATCGTATACCATATATGAAGATGATGGGTTCTTGTCAAATGCTTCCTTGATATTTTCTGTCTGTGTAATGGATGACGTTACACCAACAACCGCAGAACGGTATGGTGAAACAAACCCAACACAATCTTTACGCAATTCAACAAGGTCTGTGATCATGGTTACAAAAGTATCCTGTCCATCATCGCTATCTGTAACACCAGAACTTGGACCACCCAGAATTAAGTTGACATCAACAAGTTCTGTGTTAGCAAAAACGTCATAAGCAACTTCAAGTTCACCAGCAGTGACAGAATAATCATCTGTTCCACCCGTGAGTGTGTCCTTTGTAACACCACTTACCAATGTGTAGTCTGTACCTGTAGCTAAATCTGTGCCCCAGTTAGTACCAGCAGAAAGATGATCTGTCCAGTAAATATAATTAGAACCACGGAAGATAACATCTGGATAGTAGTTACCACCACCCTGAATTGTCTTTGCTGCGGAGTTCTTAGACACGCCCTGCCAAAGTTCGATAACCGCAGCTGTACGTTGCCCTGCGACATCAACATCATAACCAGTGATATCACCTGTTACGTCATAAACTGCAACATGCATTTCATCTTGTTCGCCGCGAGCATTTATCGTAGACCACTCAGATGTGCTGGGGGCATCAAGAAATAAATCACTGAAACGCCACCGACGACGAATTAGAGAGTTGTCAGGAATGATTGTCTTAATACCGCCGCCAGCAGGATCATCCAGCTGACGAATTGTCAATATTTCACCAGAAACAGAAGTAACTTCGTATTCTATGTTACCTGTTTCAACCGCAGTGTGACCAGCAGCAGCTGAAAATACCAGAGCTACATTGTCTGCAACTGTGATTGCTTTATCAAGAACAACAACGCCTGCAACCGAACCAGCACTACCACTCTGCGAAGTTACAGATGTAATCTTAACCACTACGTCACCATCAGAGATACCAGCACCAAGCACACGTTGGCCAACTGCAAGAGTACCAGTTCCGCCATCAGTAGTAAGAGTTTTAGATGCAACTGTGATTGCACCGTTAACTACTCCATCAATAGCACTTGCTGTGTAGAACTTTATGATGTCACCTGAATCAATTGTAGCATCAGTTGCATTTTGGTCATCAACTGTGACCTGTAATGCACCGACTGCAACTGCACCATTAACTAGGTTAAGAGAACCAAGCTGCTGAGAGAATGCTCGTCCACTTGGACAGATGTCAACACCGATTGAGTTGCCCCAAGTACCAGCGGTACGAGCGGCCCATTCTCCATGAGAACCTTCGCCAGAAGAAAAACTATCTTCGTAATGATCATCATCACGAATTAGGATACCACTGTTTGCACCAGCGTTTAATATGGCTGATTCTGCACGGACCACACGGAGTGCGTCACCATACTGCAAGAAGTTTGCAGAAGTGAACCACCACTCAAAATTTGAAGAATTTGGTTTACCAAATGTTTGTAAAAGTTGTTGTTCTGAATTAATTGCAGTAATGGCACTAACCGGACCTTTTTCAAACGGCCCAGCAATAGCAGCGATAGAGGTGGATACTGCTGGAATAACATTTGTAAGATCAATTTCCCTAACGTGTACGCCGGGTGAAACTAGAAATCCCATGTTTTTCTCCTAACTAAGAGAGTTGTTATTATTATACTGATATTTATAAAAACACTCTTTTACACAACTCAGTTTTTATAAGTGTTATATCATATAAATAGAATTATGAACCCCCATTACGAAAAATATAAAGACACTATCAAAAAGGTTTCACGAAAAAATTATCAGAAACGAGTGTTTCTTTTAAATGAATTTCTCACACACAAATCATGTATTCACTGTGGAGAATCTGAACATGTCTGTCTCAAATTCTGGCCCCATGATGCAGAGATACATAAAGTATCTAAAAGAGTTGGAACTAGTGACGACAGCCGCAAAGAGGTATTCCACCTAATTGACCAATCTGTTATCCTTTGTTACAACTGCTATATCAAAAAACATCATGATCTTATTGAATTTATTTAGGTAATTACCAACTTCCAGAACTGTCTCTTACAATAGGAGCCCAACGAGTTCCATACTCGTCTACCATTTCACCAATATTCTCATCCTCAAGACCATTTACTATAAAACCAAAGGGTGCCATATCCTGTTCCAGCATATCCTGCTGTTCATTCATCATAACTCTTCGGATATCGTTATTGGTAAGTTCCTTAAAATATGTTTGGTCCGTAAGCCATGCAAAGATAAAGAGACACGCAACCAAGTCATCGTTACACCCATCATCTGCCTCAAAGGAGGAACCCTTTACAATAAAGGTAGAGAGCTCGTTGATGATGTCATAGTCCTCAACAATCAGTTTATTATCCTCAACCAACTGTTTAAGGTTTGAACAACCAATCTTTTTAACTGCTTTAGTCGTCCTTACCCCCAACTGCGCCCTACCACCACTGAACCCCGCTCCAATGACTTGTCCCGCTCGCCCACGCATGCTAGCCATAATAAGGTTGTCATACTCCAGATCAAACTGCATAGCGTTAGCAACCTGTTCTCCTATGTCATTGACCTCAATCAATACATATGCCTGATTATATGCCCGCGCAGTGTCATATATTTTAGAAGGAAATATGAGAGGTTTTAGCTCGTTATCTCTAAACTTTGCCACGACCCTATATGGTATATCGCTAACATCCATAACCACAAATGCTGAGTAATCATTTTTTGTTCCTCGTGAAACGTCAGCAACCAGAACATATGTGTGACCTTCTTCTGGCGGAATGTGAACATCAAGACCAGCATTAGATTGTTTAGGTGCTCGATATGTCAACTGTTTAAGTTTATATGGTGTAATCAGTGTATCGATAGACCCCAAGAACTCACACTCAAATTCTGTATTGAACTGTGCTTGAGAGGTATTCTTGATTGTTTCTTCTTTCCACTTTTCATCCCTACCGGGAACTTCACTCCAATGCACCTCAATGGGTATGTAAGAGTTGCGACCCTCCTCTGCATCCACCCACAACTTGTAGAACATGTTCATACCATGCGGTGTGGAAACAATCATCACCTTGGTAGTCTTACCAGATGAAATCGTAGGATACACTGAACTGAAGAACTGCTCGGCTACGTTGGATGGGACGTATGCAAACTCGTCAAGGAAAATAATATTATAAGAACCACCACGAACAGCAGAAGCTGAAGTAGAAGACGCCAGTATTTTCGAACCATTTTCTAACTCCAGAGAACCCTTATTCCAACTCATTACTCCCTGTTGTAACCATTTCGGTAGATGTTCATATGCAAGTTGCAAACGTGATAGTAAGTCACGCGCAGTTGCTGCCTTATTCGCAAGGATAGCAATATTGACAGATGGGTTAAACAATGCGTAGTGCAGTAGATACGAAATCATCACAGTAGACTTACCAGACTGTCTGGGGAGCTTACAAATAGTAAAACGATTGTTATGGAATGTGCCTACCATTTCCTTCTGAAAGTCATACATCTTAAATGGAATAAGACCTTCATCCAGAGAAACAATCTTAACATATTTCTCTATGAAGTATTGTGGTCCTTCCATACACAAGGAATATTCTTTAAGTTGTTCCTTTGTCCAAGACTGCTGAATATTGGCCTTCTTGAGGTTTGGATTGCCGAGGTAGGTTACATCAGCCATCGAGTTTTACCAATGACCTATTCTTTATATGTTCCTCTTCAATATCATCCTTAGATTGACCGAAATATGCAACTGCATTATGTGTATCAATGAGTAATTTATTTAATGTTGTTTCCATATCCTTAGAACCATCAAACACCACGAACTCACCAAGAATGCGTCCGTACTTACCTACGCCATCTTTCCTTGTGCGTAGAACTTGTGTTGATCCTTTTGGTAGATAGTTCTCAACAAAATGTTTTGCAGCCAATCCATAGACCTTCTCTTCTTTATTGCTAGTCCTCGACTCAGGCGTGTCCAC